ACTCGGATCAATCGCAGATATGAACATCAGCGATATGTCAGCTAACTCTCCCGTAGGTACAACTTTAGCATTACTTGAGCGCCAGCTTAAGACAATGTCTGCGGTGCAGGCTCGTGTTCATTATTCAATGAAGCAAGAGTTTAAACTGCTCAAAGAAATCATCCGTGACTACATGCCGGAGGATTACGACTACACGCCTGTGTTTGGTACGCCCCAAGCTAAACGGGCTGACTATGACATGGTGGATGTTATCCCCGTATCAGATCCTAATTCAGCCACGATGGCTCAACGGATCATGCAGTATCAGGCTGTCATTCAGTTGGCACAAGGCGCTCCACAGATCTACAACCTCCCTTTGCTGCACCGCCAGATGATTGAAGTCTTAGGCGTTAAGAATGCGGATAAGCTTGTACCTGTAGATGATGATCTAACACCACGAGATCCAATCTCAGAGAACATGGCTTTCTTGACTGGAAAGCCAACTAAAGCATTCATTTACCAAGATCACGACGCTCACATTGCTGTACATACATCAATGATGCAGGATCCTATGGTGATGGGTCAGATGGGTCAAAACCCAATGGCTCAACAGATGCAGGCTGCAATCATGGCCCACGTAGCTGAACACATTGCCTTCCAGTACAGAACCAAGATTGAGCAACGCCTTGGCGCTACTCTACCGATGCCAAACATTGAGATGCCCGAGGATGTTGAGGTTCAGTTGTCTAAGTTGGTTGCACAGGCGGCAAAACAACTCTTGGACATCAACAAGAACCAAGCAGCCCAACAGCAAGCCCAACAGCAGATGCAAGACCCCGTCATGCAGATGCAGCAAGCCGAGTTGCAAATCAAGCAACAAGATGCTCAAACCAAAGCGCAGAAAGTTCAAGGCGACTTGGCTATTAAGCAGGCAGAGCTTCAACTCAAAATGGCGCAGATGCAAGGCGCACAAGGCGAAGACCCTGCTGCTGCCGCACAAAAAGCCCAGCAAGACATTGCAATTGATGCCATGAAAAAACAGGCAGAAATGCGCATGTCTGAACAACAACATCAGCAGCAGTTGGAACACAACCAACAAACGCAGGACTTGCAGGCTAAACAACAGCTTTTACAGATGCTTTTAAACGCAAAACGTACCGGGGGTGAATGATGGACAAACTGCTTGAGAGTTTAAACAAAAAGCTTGATGAACATGTCAAGCAGTTAGTCGATGTTGTCAGTGGTGGTGGTGCTAAATCCCACGATCACTACAAAGAACTGTGCGGGACAATCCGAGGTCTGCAAACCGCGCAGTATGAACTTGCTGACCTTGTGCGTAAAACGAAAGACTATGACGATGACTGAATTTGATGTCAGTGCGGTAGATCTCAGTGGAGTGCTTAACACCTCCCCTGAAGAGAAAGCCAAACAAGTGCCTGATCCGGCTACTTACCACATTCTTTGTATGCTTCCAAAAGCAGAAGATGAATACAGTGAAACAGGGATCCTTAAATCTGCAACTGCAATTCTTCACGAGGAGCTTTTATCCCCCGTGCTGTTTGTAGCCAAGATTGGCCCCGATGCGTTTAAAGACGCAGCCCGCTTCCCTTCAGGCCCAGCCTGCAAAGTGGGAGACTTTGTGTTAGTACGTCCTAACACGGGAACCCGCATGAAGATTCACGGAACGGAGTGGAGATTAATTAACGACGATTCTATTCAGGCAGTTGTGCAAGACCCTCGCGGCATCCAGCGACCTAACTAAGGAAAAATCATGGCTGAAATTGAAAAAACAGAATTTGAGTTTCCTGATGAAAAGGAAGATAACCTCCGAAAGGGCGGGAAAGTTGTAACTCCAGAAGGAGACACCCCTGAAATTGAAGTCGTAGACGATACCCCGGAAGAGGATCGTTACCGCACTCCAATGAAGGAAGCTCCGCAAGATCCTACAGAAGAAGAGTTAGCAACCTACTCTGAGAGCGTCAAGAATAGGTTTAAACACTTCACCAAGGGATATCACGAAGAACGCAGAGCCAAAGAGTCTGCCGAGCGTGAAAAAGAAGAGGCTCTTCGCCTTGCTCAGGCAATGTTTGAAGAAAACAAAAAGCTCAAAGGCTCCGTCAATCAAGGGCAGACTGTTCTCTTGGAACAAGCCAAGAAGGTCATTAACTCCGAGATTGAAGAAGCTAAACGGCTCTATAAAGAAGCTTACGAGTCTGGAGATGCTGATAAGTTGTTGGATGCTCAGGAAGCACTCACTACTGCCAGAATCCGCGCAGACAAAGTAAATAATTTTAGACCCGCCCCTTTACAAGAGGAAGAAACTCCTGTACAAATAGCACCACAACCTCAACAGGCAGCGCCCGTTGACGAAAAACTACTAGCGTGGCAAGACCAAAATCAGTGGTTTGGAAGCAACAAACGCATGACTTCATATGCTTTAGGGCTACATGAGGAACTTGTTGAGAATGGTATTAGGGTTGGCAGTGATGAATACTATCGTCGTATTGACACTGACATCCGTGAAAGATTCCCCGACCAAGTTGGAGCCGGAGAATCCGCTGATGCGAAACCTCAGCGAACCAAGTCCAATGTTGTTTCACCGGCTACCCGTAGCACAGCGCCTAAAAAGATCGTGCTAACGCAGACGCAAGTGAATCTCGCCAAGCGGTTGGGAGTTCCTTTGGAACTGTACGCCCGTAAGGTTGCTGAAGAAATGAGGAAATAATTATGGAAAAATCTGCACGTCCTAGTCGTGATCTATCTACCCGCGAAGTAGCGGAACGTCCAAAACAATGGATGCCTCCTAAACTTCTCCCCGATCCAATCGCGGAAGAAGGCTACAAATATCGGTGGATTCGTATCGCTGTACAAGGTAAAGACGATGGAACCAATTATTCTTCTAAGCTTGCCGAGGGTTGGGAACCCGTTAGAGCCTCTGATCATCCCGAGATTCGTTTGTTTAGCTCTGCTGCGGCAAAGTTTCCAGACAGTATCGAGGTAGGTGGTCTCTTGCTTTGCAAAACACCTGTAGAGTTTACTGAACAACGTAATGCGTATTATCGCCAACAAGCGGATGCGCAAATGGAATCAGTTGACAATACATACATGCGCGAGAATGATCCGAGGATGCCTATGTTCAAAGAACGTAAGTCCACGGTCACTTTCGGAAAAGGTACTTAATTTTTTAGGAGTCTTAAATGGCAACTACTGCTGCACCCTATGGGCTACGACCCATAAATCGTATCGACGGCATGCCCTATGCTGGCGCTACGAGTCAATTCTTAATCGATCCTGCTGGCGAAGGTACTAACTTGTTTTATGGACAAGTTGTTATCATCGGCGCTGACGGTTATATTGCTTTGTCTACCGCTACCGGCGCAGATTTGACTACCAATAACCTTGGTGGTAATAATCTTGGTGCTATCGGCGTGTTTGTAGGCTGTTCGTACATTAACGCACAAGGCCAGCAAATTTACGGTCAGTACTACCCCTCCGGCACAACCGGCGTGGTAACTGCGTATGTTGTAACGGATGACAGCGTAACTTTCCAAGCGCAACTGGACGGCGTTGCTGACCAGTCGGATCTTGGTGCTAACACTTTCTTTGCTGCCGTACAGTCCACTTCTACAGGTTCTACCCGTACAGGTAACTCGACCAGCGCATTAGAGTCAACCACTCAGACCGCTGCTGCTGCGTTTAAAATTATCGGCTTTGCATCTCCTGTGACTGACGCTTTCCCAGATGTTCTGGTTAAGTTCAATCCCGGCGCACACGCCTTCAGCAACGCCGTTGGCATCTAAGGAGCTAAATCATGGCTATTTCACGCGCACAACTGCTCAAAGAATTACTCCCCGGCTTGAACGCTTTGTTCGGTCTTGAGTACGCTAAATACGGCGAAGAGCACAAAGAGATCTACGAAACAGAGACATCTGAGCGTAGCTTTGAAGAAGAGACAAAGCTGTCTGGCTTTGCTGCTGCACCAGTCAAAAACGAGGGTTCTGCCATCGCTTATGACAATGCACAGGAAGCATGGACTGCACGTTACACTCACGAAACCATTGCGATGGGCTTTTCCATCACAGAGGAAGCTGTGGAAGATAACTTGTATGACAGCCTGTCTTCACGTTATACCAAGGCTTTGGCCCGTGGTATGGCTTACACCAAGCAAGTTAAAGCTGCTGCAATCTTGAACACCGGTTTTACTGGTTCCGGTAACCCCACCTATGGTGACGGTCAGGTTTTGTTCTCGACGCAGCACCCCTTGGTTTCTGGTGGAGTTAACAGCAACACACCATCTACTCCTGCCGACTTGAATGATACATCGTTGGAAAACGCTGTTATTCAGATCGCTGCT